TGAGCATCTCGATCCGCGTCCCAAGCTCCCGGGCGATCACTTCCCAGTTTGGCCCTTCCCAGTCGGCTCCCTTGCGCCAGGAGATCTTATCCTTGCCGGTCAACAGTAAGCCGTCGCTCTCGCCGATGCAATACTTGATCTGGTTCTCAGCCTCGGTCAGTTGTAGCTCGGCAGATTTGGCGTCGATCTTCGCGACTCGCAACGCTTCCACTAATGGCCACTCTTCAGCGCTGGCCACGCGGAACTTCTCCAGGTTGCGCGGAAACATACGCTTCAACGCTTCCGTGGTCGCCGGGCTCGGCCCAGGCGGCGGCGCCACGTCCCCGAGTACGTTCTCCGTCCAGAAGGATTCCACCTGCTCGAGTAGCATGGCCTCGATCTCGGCGTCGCGGTGAGTCCGGTAGATCCGGAGCTCATCCATCGACAGCGCGACCGCCAGGTCCCAGTAAGGTTTGTCGAGCGCACTACTGGTCCAATGGCACTGCAGCGCCGCGCGCGGCGGCACGTCCTTGCCCGAGTACGCCTGGGGCCACTCCTCCCATGCGCCGATCCCGCTGGTCTTGGCATCGACGCCTCCGATGGCGAGACGCAGGATCTCGTAAATGTCATCGTCGCTGCGGAACAATCCGAGCCGGCCGGCCGCGCCATCGTTCGGAAGGATGAATGCGTCCGGCGTTGCAACTTGCCAGGAGCGAGTAGGATGTTGGATGGTCTTATCGAACCAGACCACGTTCTGGTGCGTGATATCGCCGTACATCTCGGCAACACCCTTCTCGAAGTATTTGCCGCGCCGCAAACGCCCACCAACTGGGGCTTCCTGGCGCTGGACTCGGCCCGTCTTTTCCGCCCATACCGCGAAGCGATCGCGCCGTGGGTCGAGGCCCATGATAGCTGCGACTTCGCTTGCGCCGACACCTTTGGAACGTATTGCGTGATCAATGGCCATTGCTAACAGATTGTACCGTGATTTTGAAATGGCAGCAATGAGACAAAAAAACGGCGCCGCCCGAAGGCAGCGCCGCTAGTTTCCAAACGTTGTATGAGCTTGTTTCAGTCTACCGCTACTTGTAATGTTGCGGCGGGGTCTTTTTGGTGTACTCGGGGATCTCGCAAACGGGATCGGCCCCGTCCACGATATCGAAGGAAATTCCGCCGCTTTCCGCTTCGATCACCTCCACCACACGGCCGCGTGGCGGTGTCGGCGTGGGTGCATTCGGATCCCCTACTCCCTTAGGCCCGCGCATCCGGCCAGAGTTGTATTCATTGAGCCAGCGTCCCCAGCCTCCGCCCTCTGCTAGCCAGTCCTCGCGGATTCGTTCTGACTCTTGGAAGGCCTCGTCTTGAGCCTTGGCCTGCTCCCAGTGGAGACGCTGCAATTGGGTAGCCAGCGATCCTGGGTTCTCTACGTCTTCATTCTCCTTGGCAGGGAGAATGGTTCCAACCTTCGGTACGGTGTATTTCATTCGTTCTCCTTTCTTACATGCGGCGGCGGTTGAACCCGACGCCAATTCCGCAGATCCGCCGCATGGTGGCGACTTCCGCCGACATGCAGAGCTTGAGTGGCGACGGCAGGATACCTGCCGGGGTATTCCAATACTGGAGAGTGGCGGGATCGCGTAAGAACTGGTGTCCCTGCTGGAAGGAATTGTAGTGTACGTGCCAGCCCATCCTGCGCTCGATCGGCGACCAGCGCGGGTTGCGTTCCTGGAAGACCTTGCGCTCGCCGTGAGCCTGTGAGCGGATCGGGTAATGTTTCAGGACGAACATTTCCTCGCTGATCCGGATGCTTGGGAAGTCGGCCATGTGGCCCCCGCTAATGAACCGTAGCCGCGGCGTCACCATGCAGGCCTTGACCTGGATCCGATCAGCCACCACGGCCATGGTGTCGTAGTGCCGGAAATAGGATTCCGGGTCGGTATCCGGCTCGAATCCGTTGTCGGTCGGATGGAAAGTGAACACCTGATGGTTGATCGCATTGAAGCCTTGCGCCGCCACGCGCGCGATGCCGGCGGCCAGTGTCTCGCCGGGCACCGGCGACCGGCGGATCTCATCGGCGTCCTGGTGGATGCACCACGCGGCCCCCGATCGTAGGATGATTTCCGTCTCCCGGTTGAGGATGGCCTGTAGCGAGGTTTGATCGAGCTTATTGGCTGGCCACCGTTCGTAACGCACCTCCGGGTATTCCCTCGCTAAATCCGGCGTGCCGTCAGTCGACCAGTTGTCGAGTAGGTGGACCTCAATCCCCTGCGTCAACAAGTGCTCCAACGCGGCGCCGATGACGTCGGCCTCGTTGTATGCGGTAAGGACAGCCAGGATCTTCATGTCGTCATGAACCGGACGCTGCGCCACTTATTGGAGAGTTTTTGACGGTAGAACTGATACTGCAGAATCCAGGATGCATAGCCGTCGTGCGCCAGGTCTGGATGTACCGGATGCTCCGCCTGGGCCGCCGGCACGATCACCATGATGCCGCGCTGGCGAGCCTGTAAGCACAGATCCTCGACATGGCAGTGGAAGCCGTTGAAGGTAGCCTCGTCGAAGCGGATCGTCAGATTCCGGGGCATGAAGACGGAGCAACAGTCGAGCGTCGACACCAGCCCTGGGCTTCCAGGGGCCCAGCCTCCCGGCACAAGCTCGTCCGGATGCCGTCCTGACCATCGATAGCGCCCCTGCAGGTCGCGGCCGACGATGCCGCAGAGCGCGCCGGCGCTGGCCGCCATTGTAAACTGGTCGATCGCTCCAGGCCCCAGCACGCAGTCTGCATGGATCAGGCCCACGACGTCAGCCTTCGACAAGGCGATCAACTCGTTGCCGATTTTGGCCAGCGACTTGGTCGGTTGGTTCACCATCAGGGTGAAGCGCGGGTCGTCATGCCGCGCGCGGAACTTATCCAGATCGGCTTCGTTGGCCGCAACCACCAGGACTTCCGTTGTTGTTATTGGTTCCATAGGAGATGTTTGAACTGGTACTGGTGTTCTACCACATACTCAGGAAGATCGGAAAGCGGCGCCGGAAAGAATTGCGGCTCCTCGTTGCCCGGCTGGAAGAGATCCTGCGCGCCCTCGAACATGCGCCGCTGGATGTAATCGATGTCAGTGAACGGCGGCACGCTGTATTCAGAGTGGGCGAAGTTGAGCAGCTTGTGCTGTACGGCGGCGGGACCTCCCATATAGGTGAAATGCCATCCACCATCGGTGATCCGCGAGGCGCTGTTGCGTGTGTTACGCACGGCCTGGAGGGTGTCCATCAACACGCGGCGCGTGATCACCGTTCCGTTCCAGATAGGCGTCTGGCGGAACCGGTTCAGGTAGGCCATGGACATACGCTGTTCGAGCACGCCGCACCGCATGTTGGAGAATACGCGCGGGTGCGGGATCTCGTCGATGTCGCCGACCAGCACCCAGTCTGGCGGCATTGCCATCAGGCGCAGAACCTCTTCGGCCGCATTCCGCTGGTAGTTCTCGGCCTGCCACGGGCCGAGGCCCAGGTCGCGCATCTGGCAGCGCACGTGGATCACCTTCTCGGCATAGGGCATGCCTGGAAGGACGTCCGGCAAGGTGTACTCCTTCGGGTTGCCGCGGTGCGTCGCGTCGGCCTCAACGATGATGAAATGATCGACGTAAGGCCCGATGGTGCCAAGGCGGATCTCCAACACGTCGCGTTCATTGAAATACTGGGTACAGTCGAAGATCACGGTTCCATTCCCCATTTCTCTTTGTAGATGGCTCGACCCTGAGCGATCGCTCCGCCACTGCGCGGGTTTCCCCGGAAGGTAGATCTCAGCTCGGAATGCTTCAGGAAACACCCGTCGAACACGCCCAGCTTCAGCCCTGCCAGTTTGACGCGGTGAGCGTAGTCGTTATCCTCGGAGCCGTAAGTTACGAAGCGCTCGTCGAGCAATCCCACCCGGTCAATGACGCTGCGCGGGATGTAGACGCAGACGAAGCAGAGCGTCCAGGTTTCGAGCCGTAGCCCCTCGCCGGCCTGTGGGCTCTGGTTCACGTTCCCGCACAGGTCGACCGCGGCGGCGATCACGCCAAACTCAGGGTTGGCCTTGGCGACCTCCTCCAGTTTGGTGAAGCCTCCAGGAGTTTGTAGCGTAGCGTCATCGTTGAGCAGGATGACGTCGGACGGAGCCGAAGCCTGGATGCCCAAGTTGACGTTGCGCGCGAAGACGAACGGCTTGACGCCTGGGATGACCGAGGTAGGCCCCCCAGGCTGATTCCAGCCGCGCCAGTTGAGTCCGTCGTCGATCACGGTCACTTTGGAATTAGGCTCTTTGAGGTGCACTGCGGCGAGGCACCTCGACAGGTTCGTAATCAGTTTGGAGGGTACGATAATTGTGGCGTTCATGTTTGCCTTAGTTGTGAACCCATAGAACTCCTGGGGCTTTCGCGTGGCTCAGGCCGGTGGCCACCAGCTGCTCGACGAGCATGCCGTCGGCATACACGGGTGACTCCTCCCAGGGAAAGGGCTGGAACTGCTCGCGCCGGATCAGGAAGCCGCCCTTGTCGATCACGTTGAGAGCCGGTTCCACCGGGACGACGCGATACTCGGTACCGCCACGCGGATCGTAGACCATGTCACAATAGATCAGGTCCGCGTCCTGGGCCAGCATCAGTTCGAGGAACTGAGGCACGTAATAGTTGTCGTCACTGGGGAAACAAAGGTAGTCGCCCTTCGCGACGGTCGCAAGCAGGTTCGCGCTCTCGTAGCAATTCCCTTTATTCCCGGTGTAGCAATGGACGAAACGGTCGTCATTTAGGCCCGCCACCACGGGCCACATCATGCTCAACGGCGAGTTGTCGGCCACCAGGACCTGGAAGTCATTCTCGGTCTGCACCTGCAAGGCGCGCAGCAGACAAGCCAGGTGATTGGGGCGGTTGAAGGCCGAGACGATGAAGGAGCACTTCATGAGATTGCCGCGATCAGGGAGGGAGTCGGCTGGATCCGTTTCCAGGACGGGCCACTCACGCCTTTAGGGCTGGTATTGCCGGTGTGGCCGCTGTGGATGCGGGCGACGATCATCTCATCGGCGGCGGCTTCCAGGAAGCATCGCGCCTTGCGGGCATCCTTGACGAACGGCCCGTCGTCGGAATCGGTGCGGTGTTTGGGGCAATCGAGGAAAGGGTGTTTCTCCCACCAGTCGCGGCGGTAGAACAGGGTGGTGCCTCCGATCCAGTCGGGCCTCGCGTAGCGCCACCAGCCCACCCCGTCGGTGAACACGAGGGAATGGTAGCCGGTGACCGAGTAGGTGGATCCGTCCAAACGCAGGAACTGGTCGGCTATACGATCCGGAGCCGACCAGTCGTCGGAATCGAAGTGGCAGATGTATTCCCCGGCCGCCATGGAACAGGCCAGGTTGCGCTTGGTGCCGATGGTGGCGCGCTCGGGGAGACTCACGTAACGCACCCGCGGATCGCAGATGCCGGCCGGGAAGGACGGACAATCCATGTCGTCCACGATGACCATCTCGGTATCGGCGTAACGCTGCCGTTTCCAGGACTCGAAAGCGGCCCGCGCGAACGCTTGCCGCCCTCTGGTTGGCATGATGGCGCTGATCCTCATCAGCCTATGCTCAGGCTCCATTCGACCCATCCGTTGGGGCCCTGGATGGCCGGCGTCCCGTACTGGACGAAGACGCTGTAATAGTGCCCCGGCTCGACCAGGAAGGTAAGAGTCACACCGTTGTGTCCGGTCGGGTTGACGGCCTGGCAGACCTCGGTTGCCGGGGTATTGCTGCCGTCGCTGTAGGCGAGCGCGTTGTAGGCATCGGTCAGCGAATCCAGGGGCACGTTGACGATCATCGGGCTCAAGCCGATGTTCTGGTACACATGCTGCCAGGGCCCGGTCGTGCTGATCTCCCGGTCGGGCGGCATGTAGGTCCGGGTGGTGATCAGTATCCTGCCGCTGGCCGCGCTCTGGCTGATGATGTTCCAGCCCCATCCGTCGCAGAGCAGGGTGACGAAGTCCCCGTGGTTGGATAAGAAGTATCCGGTGGTTACGCCGTCGATCTCGTGCTCGCCCATGATGGTTACTTTGTTTGGGGTGTAGTCGATCTTCTTGATCGTCACCGTCCATCCGCCATGGGTATTGGGGTCGTAAAGGGTGCGCGTGATGGGCCCGTCGTCGCAGGCAACCCCTTCGTAGACATAGGTGTACTGGTTGCTCACGGTGCCGGTCGTCGTGATCCCGAAGATCGCGGGCAGGCTGCCGCTGCCGCTGCCGGGAGGCGGCGGCGTATCGGTCGGAACATCGGTGCGGATCCGGGAAAGCGCCGACACCAGGCCCGGGAAATCGTCATCCGAGGTGGAGATGCCCTTGTTTGACAGGGCCGTGGCCAGCGCCGCCGTCATCATGGACGACTGGTGTATCACCTTGTTGAACAGGGTGGAAGGCAGAAGCTGTCCCACCTGTGCCCCGTCGACTCGCATCGGATCCGCCGTGTAGGCGCTGTCGGATTCGGCATTGTTTAGGTGCGGATTGAACTCTTGAAAGTTAGTCGACATAAGAACTCCTTATGGGGCGAAATAGCCGCCCTTTCCTTGCGGTAAGTGTGGAGCGTCCGCATCGGCAGTTTCGAACCCGGCGACGAGTTCGTCGTTGCGGTCGAAGCCCAGCAGCGCCTTGCCATCCAGGAAGGTGGTGCGGTCGTAGAGCACGCCCTCGGGCCGTGGGATGATGTAGCCGTGCTCGATCAGGTCCTTGATCATCGGCGTGAACGCCCCGAAATAGAAAATCGTGGCCGACATGTCCTGATGATCGTAGATCAATAGCCTTCCGCCGGGGAACAGCTTGCCCCAGATGTTCATCGCGCTGCCGATCTTGCCGTCCCAGTGGTTCATCGCGATGCGCGCCCGCAGCAGCAGCCGGTAAGTCTCGTCGTCGAGGATCGGGTTGCCGCCGGCGCTAGGCTGGAAATCGACCTGCCGCTTTTGCCCGACAATGGCGCCCAAAACATCGAGCTGCACGCCTCTAGCCGTGTCGATGTCGAATTCCGGCAGGATCTTCCGGATGCACGTAAGCATGTCCTGGAAGAGCTTCAGGTTGGCATTCAACCACGCATTCATGCGCGTCGAGGAGCGGTACTCGCTGGTGAGCTTGTCGAGATAGTATTCGATGAGGTAGGGCATCCGGCTTAATCCAACAGGGTGATAAACACGTCCGAGGCCTGGCCGCTGGCCGCGTAATTATAGGCGATCGGGATGTCCCCATCGACGCTCACGCCGCCGGGAGAGTCGTCGGCCCTGGTGATCTCGACATCTTGGATCGAAAACAGCGGATGCTCCGGGTCGGGCCTGGCGGTCAGCGCGGCGCCGTAGATCTCGCTGCGGACCACGGTGTTGCCGATCCCCAGCAGGTTCAGGTAGTCCACCACACCCTTGACGATGGCGTTCTGGACCGCGCTGGTGTAGCCCTGCAATGGCTTTACGACCAAATGCACGGAAATCGGGGTGTAGGCCAGGACATAGAACCGGATCGTCATGGAGATCCCCGGATGGCTCGGGTCGTTCACTACCACCTCGGTCGATCCGTTGGTGTAGCATCCGATGCCGCGGTTGTCGTAGATCGCCTGCGCGATATCCTTCGGGACGCCGCCTTCGGCCACCACGGTGATCGAGTGCGGCGGCCCCAGCGCGATGTTGTCGCCGATGTAATACAGCACGTCCGTGTTGTTGCCGGGGTTGCCGACGACGTTCATCAAGTTGTCGCTCGCTACATTGGAAATCGGAAAGTCGAGGCCGTCGATGTTGGCGTGTGAGTCCGATCCGTTCTGCGTGATGTGATCGAACGGGAAGCCCAGCACCAGCGTCACCACGCCGCTGGCAAGGCTGTCCACCACGCCCCATCCCGCGCTGACGCTGGTAGGGTTCTCGTAGGTCACCGAACGGGTTACTCCCGGCACCGCCGCGACCGCGGCCGCCGTACCGGCGCGTAACGAGAGCGACGGCTTGGTCTGGGAGATCAGCAGGCGCGCGCGGTAATCCGCATCGGTCTCCACGGGCTGCCCGGGGAAGGCGGCTGCCGCGTTGGTGACCGAGGTCCAGCCGTAGGTCGGAGTAGCAATGTATTTGATGTCTCCAGGATTGGCGGTGATGGTCCCCAATAGCTGCGCCGTCGCGATCACGTCGACCTTGGTGTGGTCCGGGTTGCCGCCCTGCCCGATCGTTCCGGTAGCCACGTCCCAGTAGTGATTGTTGACGTCACGCACGACCCCGCCGGCTACCGTGATGCCAGGCGTTCCCGTCAGCGTCACCAAGGCCGTCGAGTTCGAGGGCTTTTTTCGTTGCGTCCCGATCAGCCGTCCGATCTGGTCCAGTGCCGCGCCGATTGCGGTCTGCGGGTTCATGGCCAGATACACGTACTGCACGGCCTGCGCGGCGTCGTATGCCTGGAGCGCGCGGATCGCGATGTCCTGGTAGTCCGGGCTATCGATGCCCAGGTAGCTGGCCTGTCCATAAATCGACAGGAACTGCTGGATCAGGTAGTCGTGGATGTCCACATAGGGCGGTATCGTCAGGCCGGCGGGAGTGATGATCGGTGGAGTATAAGCCATGAAATCCTCGATGTTCTATTGGTTCGACAACGTGACGACCCCAAATTGCGTTTCGACCACCGCTATGAAGGTAAACGCCCTCGCGGTCGGATTGAACTCCACCGCCACAGTTTGCACGGAGTTGACGAAGACGGTTCCCAGGATGCGCTGCCGGAGGATCAGCGCCACGGCCTGCTCGGTGGTAGGTTGGCCCAGCAGGGATTGGAACAGTGGCGTACCCTCGTGCAAGGCCTCGAACCACTCGCCCTCCAAGAGCAGCAAGCGGGTCATGATGATCTGGGCTACCGCGTTTACGTCCACCAGGAAGTTAGCCAGGCCGGAACCGGCCGTGGTGTCGCGGGCACTGTCCAGTGCCCGAACCTGAATCGTGGCAGGCCGCTTGGGCGGGTTGAAAAACAGGGGTAAAGGTACGGCGGGTGGCAGACTGATCGGCGGCAGGATCGGCGGCGGCGGAGTCGGCTCAACGAACGGGATGTTGAGCACGTCCTCGGCCAGGCCCTGCCGGAAATCGTAATATTGGTCGCCAGGAGTCTCGTCATGCACGCCGATCTTCAGGACTCCGGTCAGCATGACATCATAGAAGGCCCGAAGCTGGTTCAGCGGGACCGAAAACCATCCCGTCGTCGGGAAGGGCGGCATATACGCCGGGGGAGGCGGATGTGAGCCGGTCTGGTTCGCATCCGTAAGCGCAAACACCCCCGGAAACCCTTGGAAGGTATTGATGGTGGTGAAGGCCCCGTCGAGACGGTAACTCGTGCGCTCGCCCATGAATCCGCAGTTCACCGGGTCTCCGGTGCTGTTCTGGAACCCGGCGTAAAGGTTTTGCCCGCCGTCGAAATCGTAATCGGGAGGCTGCGAGCTCCATCGGGCGTAAGGGAAGTTGCCGGATCCGAACATCGACACATAGACCGGATTCGGTGAGCCGGAATCGCCATCGTACACGGTCAGCCGGATGTTCGCCTTGGCGATGCCTCCGCCAAGTATCTCCGCGATGCGGCTTGGGTCGAAGGCGAAGGTGGCGATGACCAGCCAGGCGTTAGGAGGATAGGGCGCCGACTGGTTGGGACCGTCCGGACCCGTCCACCCGATAAACATGCTCCCCGCCGAACGCTGCGCCGTCAGGCGCGCGCCGTTTTTGCCCAGCACGTCGACGATGCATCCGCCCAAAGGAGAGAACCCTACGCCGTCCGGCAGTAAGCCGATGTTCGGGGAGGTCTGCGTGTCGGTATTAGCGATAGCCATAACTTAGCACTCGAGCTCGGCCGCTTTGGCGGCGATGGCGGCGGCGGCCGCGCTTTGTTGCGTGGACACCGATGAGATCTGCGAGGTCGCGGCGGATATCTGGTTGGTGTACTGCTGGCACAGCTTTGCCGCCCAGATCAATACTCCGGCGGGAGTAGTCGGCGGAATTGCCAGCGGCGTCAGATTCGCGATCTGTGTGTTCAGGCTGCTGAGGAGATCCGAATAAGAAGCTGTCGCATCGGTGCACCCCTCCAGGTCTTTACAGCTTTTGGCCGCGCTAATGCGGGCCATGAGGTCGTCATGGTAGCTCATATAACCTTCACGTTATTTGGATAATCACGCCCTCGACGACGGTGACCACCTGACCATCGGAGGACGTGAAGCTGCCGGTGGCCCCGTTCTTAACCAGCAGGGAATTCTCGACCACCACGTCCCCGGTCTCCGCGGTGAGATAGATGGATCCGTCGGTCCGCATCTCAATCGAGGAGCCGCCCGCTTCCAGCGACAGGTTCCCTTGGTCGAACAGGTTGACTCTCACGCTGCCATCGTCGTTGCGGAACTGGACCGCTTCGGTCGAGTAATCGGGCAGCGCCCGCGGCGTCGAGCGCAGGCCGAAGATCGCGATCGCGTCGGAGAGGCTGTGGCGGCGCTGGGAGATCTGGTTCTGCGCCTTCACGCCTCCTGTTTCGTCTAGCTCCGCGCCGAGTTGGAACCAGGAGTCGAGAGCCGTGTCCATGAAGACCAGCAGGCATTCGTCGCCCGGTTTGATGGGAAAGGTCATGCTCCAGCCGCCCGCGCCCATCACTACGATGGGCACGTCCTCTAAGAGGGGCAATTTGACCGCTTCGGTGGTTGGGTTCAAAAAGCGTGGGTCCTTGCTTGTCAGGACCCTCTCGGTGATCGCGATGACTACGCTGACGGTGACCGTCTCCGGATCGAAGGCGGTAACTACGGCGGGAGCGGCCACTCTCAAGCCCTGGAAGATGCTCTCGCGCAGCAGCCGCATCCGCTCCACGGAAGGCATCAGATGCTCTTCCATGGTCAGGCCGAAGTTCGTATCGGGCGCAGGCGTGGTCTTGGCGGTTTCTTTGAGAAGCACTATTTTATGTCCTTCCTCGCGCCTTCTTTGACGTATGCGGTCATCGCGTCCTGATACTTGGGAAACCAGTCCCAGAGCAGGGCAGTGATCTCGGTGAACCAGTCATCGCCATGTCCGCGGGAATCACCATAATGCCGCAAACCGGAGACAATATACATGCCGTTCCGCGAAGGCCTGGCCGGGCGTTGCTGCATAAACGTGTATTCGTACGGGTTGATGATGGTGCCGGGGGCCAGTTGGATCACCATCCCGATCCTCACGTCTGGGTCCATCAGCACGCGGAAAGTCACGCCGTTGAAGGTCTGCTGCGGCACTCCGATCAGGGTCGGTTTGATCAGGCCCTGGCTGCCGAGTCCGCCCTTGCCGGCCCAGGTGTAAGTTGGGAAACCGGGCGGTCCGTAGTTGATATCCACGGTCGTCGGCTCCTCCTTCCCCGTAAAGGAACGCACATGGATATTAGGTGGATCGCCAGAGGCGGTAGGATTGCCGACCCAGGCGAACAGGGTGCTCTGCCGCATTAATTCCCGAACCATCTGGAACGGCCTGTCGTGCACCGCCTGCGCCCGGGGGAAGGTAATGTCTCTTAGCTTCTTCTCGGCATCCGGAGCGACGTCTAATTTGGCTCCGGATTCTTTCGCGATGGTATCGAGGGTATCGTAGTAGGTCGCCCCTTTGGAGATCGGCAGGCTCAGGAAGTTCAGCGAGTCCTCCATGAAGCCGAACGCCAGCCGCAATTTGAGCGTGTAATCGACCACGTTGACCCGCGTCCAGATCGGCTGAAACACTCTTCCGGCGTAAAGGAAGTTCAGCTGCGGGTCGAACGGATCGGCGCTGTTGCCGGAAGGCCCGATGTGGACTCCCTGCTCGTATCCGGCGCTGATCGAAACGGTATCGCCGTACAATAGCGGCGAGTCGGCCGAGAGGTTCTCCGCCGCGCCGGTGCCCACCGACCGCGTCGTGCGCGCGAGGTTAAAAATCGTCAGTTCCGCCGTCCAGTAGGCTACGCTCATGGCCGTGTCGATGGCAAACACCACGTGCAACGGCGTCTCATCCGCCGCAACCCGGGACGATACCACATAGTGTGGGATCGCGTCTTCCAGCCTGGGCGCGCTGTTGGCGATAATGAGCGATCCGGTGGGATCGCTGGCCCGCTGGCCGTCGATGGCGATATGCCACGCGCGCCCGAAGACTCCAGCTGGCGGAGGAAATCGTTGCGAACTCATCCGCCGCCCCCGCACGCGTTGTAATACAGCCTCAGGTTTAGCGGCACGCTGCCTCCGTTGATCGGCAGCGTCACAAAGATCCTGTGGTTCGGCTGGTTGGTCACCGGAACCAGGAAGGGCGTCGACTGGCCGAAGCTGTCGTTAGAATCCCACAACAGGCAGAACCCGGTTCCCAGGTCCGACGGGTCGGGCCTGTCGGTCACTCCGCCATTCTGGTTGACCACCATGGCGGATCCGATCCCCAGGTAGTCCACGGAGGCCAGAATATTGCCTCCAGGCCATGCCCCCGGCAGCAGCGGGATCGAGCTTACGATCGGATCGTTGAAGCGGTCGGCAATGTCCATCACCCAGAACGATTCCATCGGGACAGGAACGATCAGGATGACGTTGATGAAGCAGACGACCGACAGGCAGCTTGGCGGCGAACCGAAGTCGCACACCGTTACAGGGAAGAAGAAGGACCCCAGCTGTCGAGGCACTCCGGAGATCGTTCCGTGCTGGTCCATCGTCAGCCCCGGTGGCAGGCCCGTGGCGGACACGACATACTCCCCGGGTTCCAGCCCGTTGACCTTGATCTTGTGCACGTACTGGGCTCCCAGCGAAGCGCCAGGAGGGTTGTCGCAGTCGATGGCGAATACCGTGATCGAACATTCGAGGTCTATGCAGTTCGGCGGGGAGGCATTGTCGCAGCCCCGGACCGTGAAGACGTACTTACCGGGTTCGGTAGGAACTCCGGTGACTTTGCCGGTGTTGTCGATGGTCAGCCCGGGCGGCAGGCCCCCGGTACCGCCTCCTCCGCCGGCTCCCCCGGCAGGCTGGATCAGAGACTGAAACGACCCGGAAGCGGTTGCGAAGTCGATGTCAGTGACGGTGACGGTAAAGTTGAAGGTCCCGGCGGTGGAAGGCACTCCGTCGAGAACCCCGTCCGGCATCAGGGCCAGTCCTGGAGGCAGGCTGCCTCCCGTCACGCTGAAAGAATACGGCGGCGCGCCTCCGGTAGCGCCGAACGTCGCGCGAAAGACCACGCCCACACGTCCGGCAAGCGATGTCGGCGGTGCCATGGCCAGGGTCGGCGGCGGCGCTGTCGACGCTGCCTCGATGATCGCTGTAACTGCGCGCGAATCCGAGGCTGAAACCGCATCCGTGACCGTTACCGTGAACGAGAAGGTTCCCGCTAAGGTAGGCACTCCGCTCAGGAGGCCGTTGACGAACGTCAGGCCGTCAGGTGCGGTTCCGGCGGTGATCGCGAACGAGTACGGCTGGGTGCCGGAGTCCGCGGTGAACTGGGCGCTGTAAGAGACTCCGACGCGGCCGCCCAGCGCCGGCGTAAGCAATACCAGCGCTACCGACGACGCCGGAGCGATGATGGACGTCACGGCCACGGAGTCGCTGCCGCTGCCGGAGTCCGTCACCCTGACGGTGAAATGGTAGACGGTCGGCTGGAACAGGATGAAAGCGCCAGGAACTCCGCTCAACAGACCGCTTGCGTCGAGAGTCAGGCCCAAGGGCAGGGTTCCCGCCGTAACGCTGAAGGCATACGGCCCGACCCCGCCGGTGGCGGTGAACTGGCGGCTGAAGGAAACTCCTACCGTCCCATCGCAGGAAGGCGCGGAGATGACCACCGGCGGCGGCGGCGGCGACACGATGGTGGCAGTCACCTCCGCCGTCGCGCTGTTGCCGGGGATCCCGTCCGTGACAGTTACGAAGAAGTGGTAGGTTCCCGCCGTGGTAGGCGTGCCGCTGTAGACGCCGTTCGAGGCCAGAGTCAGGCCCGGAGGCAGCGGCCCAGTGTCGACGCCGACATGGATGAAGGTATACGGCGGATCGCCTCCGCTGGCGGTGAAGGCGCGCGCCAGAGGCACCCCAACCGTCCCGTCGACGGAAGGTGCGGCGATGGCCAGGCCCGCAGGCGCGCCGGCCATGTTATTCGTCTGCGACGCCAGACCGGGTACCGTATAGAACGTGAACCACAGCCGCCGGTCGCCGGGCAGATCGAAGCGATGCCAGATCTCGTTAGGCGACGTCTGCCGGGAGTCCGGGAAGTCGTACGTCTGCACCTCGAGCGTGAGCGGGTTGATGCGCGCGAGCAGGCCGGGACTGCCTTGCAAGCTGGTCCAGACCCAGGTGTTGTCGTAATAGACGCAATAGTTGGCCCTGGTTCCGGTGTGCGGGATAGGGATCAGGGTGCAGTCGTTGAGATCGAATTTTGAGACCCGCGTGACGTAGCCGGATAGCTCCGAACCGAGATAGATGTAATCCGGCCCGATCGCCAGGTCGTCGGTGAACAGCAGGTGGCCCTCCAGGCCGGCACCATACTGCTCCACCGTCCAGGTAACGGGGTCCACCTTGGCGATGGTGTTGCCGAAGGTCTGCGTGCTGGTTACGAAGATCCGGTTCGTCTGGAAGTCGTAGCGGCAGCAGTGGGGCCCCTGGCCCATGTCCATCGGGATGACGCCGTTATAGAGCCAGTCGGAAAGCTGGAACCTGAGCAGTACGTCGCTCAGACGGCAGGCGATGTATATGTGGTTCTCGTCGAAACACATCGACCCCTGTTCCGGGTTATAGCCTCCCAGATCATGGATGACGTCGGTCCAGGCCAGCGTGGTCGGATCGACTTCGACGACCGTGATGGCCTTGGCCGAGTCGTCAAACGGATGGCCGAACAGGCAATAGATCTTACCCTTGGCTGGGATATAGACGATGTCCATCAGCCATTGGTGGGTGCCGTCGTTCGGAAACGTGATCGTCTGGTAAGCCCCGGGGTTATCCGGGTCCATCCGGATGAGCTTGCCTGGAATGGTTTCGGTCCCGATCCAGAGATAGCCCACAGCCCAGATCAGCGAATGCGGCAGATCCTGGCCGGGAACGAACGGCTGTATCCAGTCGTTGATGATGGTCGGCATGTTAGTTACTCAGGGCCCTCACGACTTCCACAGTGTACGGCCCCTCGCCGCCACGGATGTCGAACTGGTGGGTGTAATCCACGCCCATGGCAGCAAGCGGCGGATTATTGCAGTCGGCCTGCAGCGGACCGTGAATCGTGATCTCGCACGTCACCTGGTCGGAAATCAGCCTGATAGTGATCGAGCAGTCCACTTCCGTGGCCCGGCCCAAGGCGCCCAGCTCGGTTACTTTCACCCGGAACGGGTAAGTCCCGGCCGTGGTCGGAACGCCCGTGATCATGACCACCGAGTCGATTTCCAGACCAGGCGGCAGGCTGCCCATATAGACCTGGACAAAGAACGGCCCGGAGCCGCCCAGCAAGAGCATCTGATGCACGTAATCCACGCCTACCGCGCCGTTGGGCGGATCGGCGCAAGCGAGAAAGATGGGTACAGCGCCGACACTGATCGCACAATCCACCGAGGCGGTATCGCCTAAGGAGTCGGTAACGTGGATCGTGAAGTGGTCGGTCCCGGCAAACATCGGCGTGCCGGTAATCAGCGCCGTATTGCTGATCGCAAGGCCGGCAGGGAGGGAGCCGGCTGTCACGGTTACCGTGTAGGGTCCCGTCCCTCCGGAGAGCGTCATCTGGTGGGAGTAAGCGATGCCCCGCGTGCCTACGGGAGGAGAGGCGCAGTCGATCGCGGGAGGGTGTGGTAGCGTGATGGCGTTAAATAAAGCCAACTCGTGGCGCAGATTGTTCTCGCTGAAACAGCCGAGAATCGCCAGCCCCACCGATTCTCCGAGCCAGGTATTGACGACAGCCGCTGTCCAGAAATCCCCAACCGTTGGGGCCATTATGTTCACATCCGGCGTGGACCAGGAAGACAGGGCTGCCAGGCTTGCGAACGAGTGGCAGATCCTCCCTAGCCCGCCAGAGAGACTCCAAGTGGGCGTCGATCCGGAAACTGCCCAAAACACGTGCAACGAACTGGTGGCCGCCGTGAACGCAATCGCCGTACTCAGCGCAGACCCCATGGAAGGATCGATGACGACCGGAACATCGCCGTCCGGATGGACCACCGCGGTGCTCCAGGTTGGAGTAAGGCTGGCATCGCCGTAGTAGAGAACGATATCCCCATTGGACGAAGCTGAATTGTTCACCCCGATGAAGCCGATTTTGTCCCCGGACAGGTTGAAGTTAACGACGTTGCTAACCTCTTCCGGTGGGTCGAGGTGGACAAAGAACCCGTCAGTTTCAATCGTCTGGAAGGTGCCGAATGCGCCGGCGGAGTCCATCCCGATGTGGTAATATTTGCGGCCGGAAGTCGAGCCAAGGATGAGATGCAGGTTACCGCTCGGATCGAGGGCCGCGCCGCCTTGGCTGAACGCTAGGCTGCCAGTTTGCCCACCGACTACGGTTGCCCCAGAAAACGACGAGCCATCAAAACTCGCTACCCAAAGTCTGGCAAACTGCGATCCGGCGATGGCTTCCGGCGTACCCTGATAAACGAACCAAAACGAACCGGCTGCACGTCGAACCAGGCTCAACCCGACGCACTTGTTGATTTGATAGGCAGATGGCGTAGGCCCATGCCAGAACTTATAGACCTGAGGAGCACCAGAGAGGGCGATCGTGGAGAAGGTATCGCTGGTTAGATTGAACGTCCATCCCGCCAAGGCCGCGCAAAGGTCACTCGTCCCACCGTTATGAGTGTCCGTGGAAAGGACATATACCGTGTCGCCGTCCTGACAGACGGTTACCGATGGAACAGGTCCGATCATGACGCTGCCGACATCGTTCCAGGTAGCGCCATTGTCCGTACTTTTGATGACGTGAAGCTGTAAATCGCCAACGCCGCTCTCTGCGCCTTCGGCGGCGAAAACATATTGATTCCCGCCGTGCTCTAGCCCGGTAATTCCGTGCGGCGAGTATCTGAAGTCGTACCCGTCGGGAGTGGTTCCAACTGTACTTACGCTCATACTGTTGTCTTCACTGTAAAAGAGAATGTTCCGGGCAGCGTCGGAACGCCGGTTATCAGCCCTGAGGAACTGATCGACAGGCCGGGCGGCAGGGCCCCTCCGGTGAGCGTCACCGTACCGGCGGACACCAGCATGTGATGCGAGTAAGGCTCGCCCACGTCCCCATCAGGAGGGCTGTCGCACTCGATGACTGGACCCGTCCCGGTGATGGTGATCGCGCAAGCGACCGAGGCGGTCTCGGGCGGCGATCCGGGCGTGGTAATCTCGGCGGTGAAATCGAAGTCGCCAGCTAAAGCGGGCGTGCCGGTGATCTCCCCGGAAGAGCTCATCGTCAGCCCGTCCGGAAGCGCTCCGCCTGTTATGGCCACCGTGAACGTACCGCCGTGGGTGGTGGGCAGGGTGTGATCGTAAGGAGTGCCGACCGCGCCATCCGGAGGATCGCCGCATTCTATCGTAGGCGGCGATGGAGCCGAGACGAAGCTGAATTGGGTAACAAGGAAAGGCGGAAAGTTGCTGAGCTGTTGAGCGTGCCCCACTACACCAAACCCGCCCGCCATGGGGAACGCCAGCCCCTGCACATTAACATAGGCTGAAAGGCCGCTAATCGTCGTGATAGGAGCCGGCGTCGGGATCACGGAGACCGGCGTTGTCCAGACGGGAGTTCCGGTGGCCGGACTCGTCGTGGAGTAGACATCTGACACTGCGTCATAGGAGAAGGATCCGGTGAACGACACCCATGTGACGATGAGAGTATTGCTGTTCGCCGCCAAAGAGAACATCTCGGCATGCGAGGCAAAGTGTGGAATGTCAAGCGGAACAACGGCTTGATCTGTACTGATATCCGACTGCGTAAAGGTAGGATTCAGTGTTTCGGTGGCGCTGAAGAACCGCACAAAGATCGGGTAGGGAGCTACGCCGAACACGCTGCTTACGAACGCCACCTTCCGGGTTGCGCCGTCCAGGTAGATAATCGGCTGCGAGACTCCGTCCGGCCCGGTGTTCTGACCGGCATTCATATCGCCTGGAGAGACGCTGGAATCGATCACCAGGGAAGTCGTCCCATAGCTGTTGCCGGAATCCATCGCCACATGGTGCAGGCTGGACTGTGATCCGCCGCTTACCATCAGAAAGTGCGTGTTGCCCGATGCCGGATCGTATACGGAACCGCATGGCTGGTACCACCTGCCGCCCACCTGCCCTGGAATGGGCATCGCGCTGCCGAAGGTTGAACCGTTATACGTCACTACCGTAGCGGTTCCCCGCTGCGCCGGGAGTGTCCCGCTCATCGCGCCAGGGACATAGACCAGATAGTCTCCGGGGCCGCGCACGATCAAGTGAATCGTGCAGCGGTTGGAGTGGTCGCCCACGCCCGTGCCGCCGGAATCAGTCGTATCCATCATGTCGATGAATGGCGCGGCTGTCGTGCTGACGCTTCCCCACGAACCGCCGACCAGATCAAAGACCACCTTGGAAATAGTGAAGCCACTCCAGAAGAAATGGGTAACATCCTTGGTCGCATTGACCCACAACAGAATCACACTAGCGCCGTCGCGGGCAACGGTGAAGGCAATATCCCACCCGGCGTTGAGAGTGCCCCCAAGGGTAAACGGCCACTGCGGGCCGACAATTTCCGTCCACGTTGCCCCGCCATCGGCCGATTTTAGGCACCTGAACTGGTTGTCAATCGTTAAGACATCGCTGTCGCCCCGCCAGGTGAACAGGTATAAGTTGCCTAGATACTCAAACCCGTATGCGTTCTGCGAGACGGAGTCGCCGAACAATGTCCCGGGCGGAATCACGATCGCCATGTTATTTCCCTGCCTTGGCTGGCACGAACGTCACCGTCCGGTTCATCGCCGCCTGCCTCTTGGCGCACTTACAGTTGCCGGGTTTCTGATGGACGCCGACGCTAGACAGCGCGGCCTTTACCAGATTGCCGGAACCTATCGGTTTCCTGATGATGGGGATTGGGATTTCCATAATGTTAGAAGATGGGCAGGCTGCCGAAATGTCCGGCCCCTGGAACGGAATAGCGTCGCGCGATGATCGGCACGACTGCGGCTATCGTCCCGGGCGCGGAGTTCTGCGATTGGATCGCTGCCGGGATCGGCCCCGGCTGCACCGGACCTCCGGTCGTCGCGGCGGTCGCATCGGCCCGCGAGGAATCCAGGCCGTCACCCATGGTGGCGTAATTGACGGTCGATTGGATTAACTCGATCTGCGCAAATTGGATTTTTGTGAAGGTGACAACGAACTTCCCGGCGTACCGGGTCTCTCTGGTTTCCTCGCAGCGGATATCGCTGATCAGCATGTCGTCGTACTGGTTCATGCGGGTGGCGACCGACAACCGCATCCGCTGCCGCTGGAAGCCGACTAAGGTCAGATAGGCATTGACGCTTTTGGATGGCCCGCCGGACCACTGCCCCACGGTGTACTCCTGCATGGCATCGCTCATCGCGATCTCGACAGTAAGCCGCGGCGGCAGCACGTAGGCATGATCCGCGATGGGAGAACCGTTTTGCACGGGGTTGAGGGTGATGATGGACTGCGTCTCGTGATCGGCGCGGATCACGCTGTCGAACACGTAGGTAGGCGGTTTCAGCCGCGCCTCCTCCCTCGCTGCCGCCGTGGGGTCGAAACTAGGATTGGGTATGAATTGGCCGAATTGGTCGGTAAATCCCTGCTCCGCGGCAGAGTTCTGCGGAGGCCGGAGCGGATGCGGGATCAGGGTCAGCGCCGGCTTCTGTTTGACCCACTGCGGAGGGCGGTAAGGACCGCCACGAGGCGGGACCAAGGCGTTCCTGGTAGCGCCCAGCGCCCAGTAGACCTGCGACAGCGCGGAGGCAATTTTGACTGCGTAAGTTTCGAAGTCGGCCATATTATCCCCAGGCCGGCGCGACCTGCGCCATGTCGAACTGCGCCTGGCCGCGCAGGCCGTCGCGCACGCCGTTGGCTACCGCCGTCTGGATCTCGTGCGGCTCCGCGCCCGGCCGCGTGATGTAGATGCCGCCCAGCGAGATGCTCACGTCCTGCTTCGTCGAACTGGTGGCAGGCCGTCCGACTTCCGTCCCTGACTTCTGCAGCTGACTGAGCGGGACGTCCGGATCGATGTTCAGCCACTTTGCCAAGGTGTTGGCGTAGGCGTCCGGATCGTTCTTGTCGCCTTTTGGGGCCCAGCCGCCATAGACGCCCTTCTTGCCGGACATCATCTCACGCAGCGTCAGGCCTCTGCCGATATTCTTCTCGATCTGGTGGATCATGGCTTGCTCGCCAGCCTCCATCGTCGAGAACTTAGCGAAGCCGCCTTCGCCCATCGGCGTATCCCCCCAACTGCGCAGGTTGCCTGGATTGTTGTTGCGGAAGTTGAGCGCGTTGGGGTTGCCGCCGGACTCGACCTGTGCAATCGCCGCCGCGAGCGCGCCAGGAAGGCCTTCTGCCACGCCTGGGGCTGCGGCTGCGGACGGAGCGCCGTACTTACGCTTGTTGTACTCGCCCACGTTGCCAGGGAACAGCTGATCCAAGGTGTAGTGGGCGATCCAGTCGGCGGAATGCCCCACGTTTGCCGCTACGCCACCCAGGCCTAGCAGAGCACCCAGCGGCCCCAGCATCCCCAGCATACTGCCGCCCTCGGCGCCCTCGGCCACCGTGCCGGCGCCCATCATCCCACGCAGCGCGGCGAGGCCAGTGGTTCCTTTGCTAAACAGACCTTTGCCGAGTCTGAGCCCGCCATATCCAAGCAGCGCGGTGGCTCCCCAGTGGGTAGCGCCTTCCTCCTCCTTCAGGGCGGCGTCCCCCTTAGCCTGCGCCGTGCGCTTTTGCGCGCCTCCAGCGAGCGCCTCGCCGGCCAGGTCCATGTGTTTACTGGCCCCTTCCAGGTCGCCGTGCAGGAACATGGACAGCGCGGCCGCGGTGTGAGCGATCGCGCCCTCGGCATCGATGAAGACATCCTCGACGCGCTTCATGAAATCAGCCACATGCTGCAGCGCCTTCGCGAGCTTGTCGAAATTAAAGGTGGCACCCTGAATGTCGTTGTCGCCCGAGAACAGGCCAACCAGGTTGGTGAAGGCCAGTGCGCCGGTCTTGATCACCTCGCCGAGGTCTTTGAAGATCAGCCAGGTAGTCTTCAGGATCGGCGCGGCGTGCGTGGCCAGCTTGTTGCTCCAGCGCGGGATGCTCGATTCGAACCAGTCGAGCCAGGTCTTGATCCTATCGGTCGCGTCGCCTTTGGGGAACAGCTTATCGAACAGGTTGGACACAAAGCCTATTCCCAGGAGCTTCAGGTCCACACCAATCTGGGCGAACGCGTTGTGGACGCCGCGGATCGCCTTCAGGTTCGCCTCGCCCTTGCCGCCGCTGAACAGGCCTAGCGACTCGGTTACTTTGTCGATCCGCGCCGCCATCTCCAACCAGGATGCGTGGACTTCCGGGTCCCAGGACGCCTCCTCGAGCGTCGTACCCAAGGCCTTGGAGATCATATCCAGCTTGCGGGCCGACTCGGTCGTCATCATCATCCGCTGGCCCATCAGACGGTATTTCTGATCGGTCATGGCGATCTTGTCGGCCATGGCGAGGATCGCGGTCGAGACCGTAGCGAAGGAGGTGACGATCGCCACCTGCGCCTTGAGGATATTCCCCGTCATCCCCCAGGTGTGCCGGTTAACCGTGGCCTCGGCCTGCACCATGACCGAGTCGAGTTGCCGGAAGGCCGTCTGGTCAGGCTCGAAGCCCAACCTTACGAGATACTCTTTGACGTAATTCGGCATCGGCTAGTCTCTTTCCATAGCAGCGTTCGCGCGCCGCTGGTTCTCGTCGCGGCAGTCGAGCGCCCGGTTCACCCGCACCAGGTCATGGATGTCGTAAGTGCCGTCGAACATTTCGTGATGCCTCCACAGTCCCGCCAGGACCGGTCTCCACAGGTAAGGGGGGATATCGTCAGGATAGACTACAGGTTGGTAGTTTAGGTCTGGACCTTGGAAGCCTCGCTCATCGTCTTCTGCAATCGCTGAAAAAAAGGGTCGAAGTTGAACTCCATGGCGGCTTCAAAAAGCGAGCTGACGGCGTCGGTATCGAATTCGAGATCCAGGTCCGGCACCAGCCAACGGCCGCCATCGAATATTTTGAGAGGAAGGTGGGTATCCCCCTCGCCTTTGTAGACGGAGATCCGCTCAAACAGGAAGGCTTGGATCTTTTGGAATGTTTCGAAGTCGGCGGATTTGCCTGTAGTGATCTGGGTAATCACCCAGTTGCCGATGTCGGCAGGAACCAGGCCGAGGCGGTAGGTTTGGTCTTTGAGGGTGAAGTCTTTGAAGCGGTCTTTGGGCACGGCAAGTCTCCAGTTTCTCCAGAGAGTGAATCCAGGCAAGCAAAAACGCGCTGGAGTACCGCGTTACGGGTGTACCGCCCGGCTTGCCTGGAGCTTAGCACCTTATTCCGTGGTGATGTTACACGCTTTTAGAACCCAGGTGACAGTTTGCGCCTGTTCAGAGTACGGCTTGTCTGGCACCTTGGAAGGCCCGACTCCGGAACAAGTATGAATGGTTCCGTCAATGCTGTGGGCGATCAACATCGTGGCGCTGAACCACTGCGTTACGTCACCGGCATCGCGCGCGGACTTCAACGAGTTATACCAGGCCAGGAACTCGTGATGCAGTGTGCTGGTCTGCCAGACGGCAAGCTCGATCTCGCCCTGGTCGCCGGGCAGGACGCTGGGCACAACGGCTCCGTCCATACCCACCTGGATGTTTGCTTGGTCGACCGCCATCCTGATCGACACCGTTTTGATGCCCTTTTGTGCGACGCCCGAGGCCTGAATCACGCCGATGAAGGGATGGGCCATCGAAAAGTTAACCGCGAGGCCGGAGTAGGTGGACAATTGTTTCGACATTATTTATCCTCTCTTAGCTACCTGTACGTTACTGCTGCACCAACACGGTCACGCTCAAGGAATGGCCGGACTCGGACTCGATGAGAGCCACGGTGATCGACGGCAGGATGCGCTTGGCGCGCTGGTCCGGCGTCAGAGTGGACACGGGCTGCGACCACAGGTAGTAGCCCTTCGGCAACGCGCTGCCATCCTTGATCGCGGGGACGCCGTAGGTGGGCACCGCAGGCCCGTGCCAAGTCCCCGACGGCGCGATGAAGCCGATGTCCTGGGAGGTCTGGCAGGCAGCGGCGATCGCGTTCTGCATTGCCAGCGATCCGCCATCGGTGATCGGCACGGAAGGCGTGGTCGTCAGCAGGTGCACGCCGTCGACCTGGATCTGGTTGACGAGCATGTCGAGGAACAGAATCTGGTCGAACCAGTTTCCGGAAGCCATGATGCCCATCTGCGTCCAGATATCGCCGTTCTGGTACTGCACGATGACGTTGGCGTTCACGCCGGGGTTGGTGCGGTCCACTGTGCCGCAGATCGCCGCGGCCGCCTGGATCGTCAGCGGTTCCGGTCCGACTCCGGTGATCGGCTTGAACATGATGTCGAAGTAGGACCCGGGCAGGCCGTTGTTGCGGCCCATCGCCACACCCAGCACCGCCGCCGACGCGTAGATATTGTCGGGCCAGGCGTTGGTTTGCGTGGTCGAGTAGACCGAGAAGGTCCGCTTGTACTTGGCGGCCATCAATGCTTCGAACAGCGGCGCGGGCGGTGAGCCTCCTGCGGTGACCAGGTCGCCCCAGGTCAGGAAGTACATCGAGGGCGGCGTAACGTGCTCGACGTAATCGGCGATTGCGAGGTGGTCGTTGACCGTGGCTGTGCCTACGAACATGCCAGCGTACCAAGTCAGATCGGCCTCGCGGCAGGCGGTAAAGGCTTCCAGCGGCGTCTCGCCGGCTACCAGGTCCTGGCGCCCGATCCACACGTACGCCGGGGTCGGAAACTGCTGGAAGTAGAGCGCGGCGGCTTTATACTCCGGCATGCTGGCATTGAAGTTGTCCGCCAGCATATCGTCCAGTGTCCCGTACTGGCGCAGCCGCGCCCGGGTCCCGGTCGACGGAATGACCGCGCTAGGCCCGACAATCAAGGCCTGGTTGTAAGTTAGCCCCGGCACGCCAGTTGGCGTAACGATGACCGTGACGTTCAGGATTTGCGAAAGAGGAAGCGCAGTTGCGTTCATAGTATGGTCCTTTTTGAAACCAGAGATTTACTGACAGTCACTTTACGGCTCCCTCGACCGCGAGCCCGGCCGCGCCGTTTTGAACGAATGCGCCGCCAGCGCCGTAGAATTTCACTTGATAATAGGCGATGTGTCCCGGCAGCACTGGAAGGGTGATGGTACAGCTGGCGGCGCAGGCGGCTCGGGTGTATGTGTCGGTGGTTTGGAAGTGGAACGGGTCGGAGTCGGTAACCGTGCTGGAAGTGGCCACGCAGGCTTCCGCCCTGCTGGTGCAATAGTGCTGAGCGACAGCGCCGAACTCCAGATAACCAAATTCGATTGCGGCGGTCT